AAGACTTCTTCCATTCTTATTTTTGTTCTCAGCACCAGTTTATGCTGATATAAAACAGGAGTTTGTTACTTCTGCACAAATTTCTATTGACTCTCCTTACGTCATTACAAATGCTGCCCCTTCGAGCTACAGCATAAGCGGAAATAACATCACAACTTCTACAGGAACGGGGGATAGTGTAGTTACAAATGCGATTGGAGGTCTGAATTTAGGAAGTTTGAGTAATGGTGTACCAGCTTTAGTAAATACAAATAAAACAGTAACTTCGGCAGGATCAGCTTTTTCTCTTACAGAATCATATCAAGCTGGAGATGTAACACAATCTGCCATAACTCCAAGTAGCGGTATAGCAACTCTTCCTGTTCTTGGTGGACAAACAACAGTAATTTCTGGAGGAACTGCTGGATCACTTGCTCTTACTTCACTTTCATCAGGTGTTCATACTTGTACTGCTGGAGGATCTGGTACAAGTTGCATAGGTTCAACAACTGTTCGTATTACCATTGACTAGACTTTTTTGGTTAGTTTTATTAGTATTACCTATAAGAACCCTTGCTGTACCTGTCGTTCCACAGTTTCGTTCAGGATCTAGCACAACTTCAAGTTCTTCTGAATCAGTAATAAATGAAACTATCACAAGTCATCAATACAGAACTGGATATAGCTACTCAAGTTCTGGACATAACATCGAGAGTGCCGATCTTAATGGATATATCAACCCTACAGCTACAACTCTTACAGAACAAACAGTTGGAGGAGTAAATTTTAGTTGGACTTCACCAAACTTAGAAGCCGTTCCAAGATGGAAAATAACAACCCCAGGTTCAGCTTTCTCTCTTCAAGAAACTCTAATAACCCCAGGATTAGACACAGTAACAACTATAACAAGAACAATAAATACAAGCACAACAACAGAAACTACAACTACATTTGGGCAATAGCTCTAATCCTTTGCCCTGCAAGGGTTTTGGCTAATACAACAGTAGCTTCTCCTAACAGTACAGCACAGGGAGTTGTAAATAATAATGCAACCATGATAACTCCATCTTCGTTGCCACAAAATAGATATTCTCAGGGAATTACTTGTACTTCTCCAAGTATGACGATTACTCCATACTTAACCGATTCTTGGTCATTTAATCGACCCATAGAAGAGTTTACTTATCAAGAAATTTATGATGAAACTACAGGAGCAGTAAAATATACAACAAAAACTCCAAGATTTGAAAAGGATAACTATAACTTAAATTATGGTATTTCTATGCAGTTCAATATTCCTTTGGGTCGTGGTGGAGAGCTATGTCATAGAGCAGCAGAGATAAATATGGAAGCACAAGAATTATTGATTAAAAAGACAAAAATGGAGATTAGTTTATATCGTCTGGAGATGTGTGCGAAACAGGCAAAGTTAGGTGTTACCTTTAAGTCTAATACTCCTAGTGCTATTACTTGTGAAGATATTGTAGTTACTGTTCCACCAAATCAAGTTATCCCACATACTCATAAATTAAAGCAGTAGACAAGTACGGGTGAACTTGCCTACCTAGACACCCTATCCATCGCCAGAAAAATAGGGTTCTTTTATTATAACTTATCTTTCTTTTTTGTCAGCTTTTTAACTACTTGTTTTACTAAAGGTTTGACTGCGTTAAGAAGTAGTGGACTACTGGCAGCGACCAAGCCGATAACAACAGTAGATACAAGAGTAGAAACTTCTGGAATGTACTGATCTTTAAACGGAACGTTTTCATAGATAGTGATGCACTCGATCCCATCATCTCCTCTTTTATGTCCAATAGCACGTTCCAATCGTTTTTCGTTACGAAAGTCTCCAACCCTCTGATTAGATTTACCAGGACAGGGAGGTAAAACTGGTGGTTTATCTTCTGGTATCTTTGGTACTTCAGCCTGTTCAGTCTTAGGAAGATCAGGAGTAGAATTATTCATCGGAACTTCTTCTACAATCACTAAATTCTCAGGAGAATAATCAAGAGGTATAAAGCTAGGAAAGGGAAAATCACAGGTAGTAAACACTCCATTAGGATCTTCCAATAACAAATTACGATTGCCAGTATTCTTTATATCTCGATGCTGATAAGTACAACCAGGGGCATCAATCTCAGGTGGCTCAGTAATAGTTATGTAATGAGGAGTATATATTTCTGGAACGTCTGGTATATAAATCTCACGAATACTTATGTCAGGTATCTCAATCGAAGGCATCTCGTTTCTTTAATACCTCTACTTCTGAATGACATTTAGGACAAGATAAATTAGTCATTACCGAAAACTCAGGATAACCATTCATCCCATCTTCAATATCAATGTCACCACCTATTATTAATTCTGTACCGCACCAATAACATTTCATTAGATACCAAAACCATCTGGTAGATCCATTGATGGTTGTACCATCTCAGGTAAACCTTCATCTAATACTTTAGGCATCATGCCACTAACTCCTCCAAGAACTTTATTCATCATTTTTGTTTGAAATTGTTCTGATGTTACATATTTATAACCAAAGTACCCTCCACCGATGACAGATGACACCAATACGAAGGAAACTATAGAAAGAATGTTAGCGATTTTTTGAAACATGATTAAAGATGCCCTCCTAAAAGCAAGTGTGCCAATTACTTTGATGGTTTTGGCTTTGATTCTTGGTTTAGCTCCACTATACCTGATGGCTGGTTTTCTGACTCGATCTTCCGCAGTAACAACTCCTTCGCCTGTAAACCGCCCTCGATCATAAGTATATTTCTATTACTTTCAGCTAAAACTTTTTCAGCTTGCTCTTTAGTTTTTACCTGTTTTGCTAGTTCTTCTTTCCATTCAAGGATTTGTTTTTCAATAATTGCTTTCATAATTAAACAATAGTAAGAGTTTCACCTGATCCTACAGTAACAGTAACACCACTATCTATAGTGATCGGACCAGCAGACATAGCGTTTTTGCCATTAGTAATAGTATAGTCAGTAGTTACATTTTGCCCATTCTCGTAGAAAATTTCATCGCTTCCCCCTCCAGTTGCTCCAGCCGATATTCCTGTCAATGCAGATCCATCTCCAGCAAAAGATGTTGCTGTAAGTACACCAGATGAAGAATTAAATGCTAAATTTGATCCACTCTTAGGAGCTAAATTACCAGTTGCAGCAGTAGCAAATAAAGGAAAACAAGTAGTATCAGAGGATTCGTCAGCTACAGTTACAGTTGTTGCGATAGCAGCAGTTCCAGAGGTGTTTTGACTACCAGAAGTGTTTACACCAGGTAAATTAATATTTCCTGTACCATCAAATGATACTCCACCAATATTTCTTGCAGTTTCAAGAGCCGTTGCTGTTGCTGCATTTCCTGTAGTGTCTTGATTTAACGTACCAACAACAAAATCTATAGTGCCATCGCTATCTTGGTACGTTACTGTGATCCCTGTCTCGGTATTACCAGTAAGCATACCTCCGACAAAATCTTCTACCTGTTCTTGAGTAAGTGTTGCTGTTATATAACCAGCCCCGTTAGTAATCGCATTATTATTTAACGAAATATTGCCAGTTCCATCAAAAGAAACACCAGCTATTGTTCTAGCAGAAGCTAAAGCTGTTGCAGTAGCAGCATTTCCTGATGTATCTTGGTTTCCTCCTGTATTTACACCTGGTAAATTTATATTTGCAGATCCATTAAAAGAAACTCCACCGATATTTCTTGCTGTAGCTAGTGTTGCTGCTGTAGAAGCTGCGATTCCAAGTCCATCAATATCTGATTTTGTCTGATCTGCTGTAGCACCATCCTCTACGTTTAACATGGTGCGTAGATTAGCTGGTGTTATTTCTTCAATTACCCCTGCACCACTAGAATCTCTACCTAAAATTCTGTTTGTTGCTGATACATTTTGTATTTTTGCATAGGTAACAGCATCATTATCAATAGTAAAAGTACCACCACTACTGCTAACTGTTATATCTCCTTTATCTCCATCAGAAATACCAATAGGAACTATCGAACCACCATCGTTTTTAGTAAATAAAAGAGCAGTATCAGTTCTTATTGCTAACTCACCTACCGAAAGATCACTAGATCCTGGATCACTCCCAGAACCTCTTTTTAGCTTAATTGTGTTTGCCATTGGATCGCTCTCCTATTAATTAGATTCTAGTACGATCCCCCATCTATGTCGAAACTAGATGCTGATTCATCTTCGAGAAATGTAACCAGATCAGATAGTGCTACCTGTTTCATAGTTCCAGCGTCATTACAAAGAAATCTATCTGCTGCTGCCAAAGTAGTAGAAGTGGCAGATGTTCCACCATCAATTAAGTTTAATTCAGCAGTCGTTACAGTTGCTCCGTCAAGAATACCAATTTCTGTTGAGGTAAGAGCAGCTAAAGCAGCAGATCCACCTGATTGGCAGGAAGATAAGTTTGTTAAGTCTGTTGCTGATGCCTGTGCTCCAAGACTTGCTCTTGCTGTAGCTCCTGATTCAAGAACAAAGTTTGATCCATCACCAACAATAAAGTTGCTGTCTGTTGGAGTTAAACCAGCTATATCAGTTAACTGTGCATCAAAAGCCTGTACATTCGTTCCAATAGCTAGCCCTAAAGCAGTTCTAGCAGCCGAAGCAGAGGTTGATCCTGTACCTCCATCTCCAACTGCAAGAGTACCTGTTATAGAACTAGCAGCAAGATCAACAGCGACTTCAGTAGATTCAATTACAAGTCCACCATTAGCCTTAAGATCAACAGATAGGGTATTACCAGATTTATCTAGTCCATTTCCTGCTATTACTTGACCAGCACCAGAGAACTGAACAAAGGTTAGATTATTTGTACCTGTTACTGCACTTCCCTTGTCTGAACTACATACAAAAGCATTATCTCCATTAACAGTTCCTTGCTCAACAAAGGCAAAAGCACCAGCAGCGTCAGCACCAGCAGCTAAATCATCAGTTCTTGTCCATGTACTTGCTTTACAAAGATATAAACCATTTTGACTTGCTGTACTTTGGTCTTTAACTAAAACTCTTTCATCAGCAGAAACCGCAACACCATCAATAGTTTGCGTTCCAGAAAGTGTAATATTTGCTGTAGTTGCAACTTTTACAGAATCTTTTATGTCTAATCCCTGTGCAACACCATCTACATATCCTTTATTTGCAGCATCACCATCAGCAGTAGGATCTGCTAACGATGTAATCTTCTGAGAGTTTAGAGATACAGCAGCAGCAGGAGCAGCCATTTCTGCCAATGTATTTACTCTTACACCTGCATCAAAATCAGATATTTTTGTATGTGCTATTGAAGGAATATCATCACTTACTAATGCTCTAAATGTAGGTGCAGCCGCACTTCCAGAAGCAGCACCAGCTAATACATGGTTTGTTGTTCTTGTTGTTGCCTTATCAAAAAATGCTCCCTTACCACCGATAGGAATAATACTTGTAGCTGAACCTCCAGATCCTCCTGTGCCCGTACCATAGATTAGGACTTCATCACCTTCTCTAAAAGCAACTTCAGCATTTTCTAATGACCCTGGGTTTGATGATCCAGTTGATCTTTTTATCCTAATTGTGTTAGCCACTAGAAGTTTCCTCCGTCTACGAGTGTTAGTTTGGTAGTTGTTGAATCTGCTTTAAAGGTATCAGATGCAGCGTGGTAATAAAAGATGGCATTGTCAACTTTACCAGTAACATCAAAAGTAACACCAGCAGCAGCAGGACCTTGTGGCCCTTGCGTTGTGATCTCAACTGTAGTTACATCAGATACCTGACTAACTACAACTTGATTAGGATTGCTCATACTGTGTAACCCTCACTTACAAATAGTGTACCCTCTAAATAATAGTTTTTGCTACCACTTGGTTCTGTTAGTAATACATCATATTTCAGAACATTTGGAGTGAAAGTTGCTGTGTCTGTGTCAGATAAATTCATATCAATAATTCCATTAGCTCTATCTGTATATGTTATCGCCCAATCAGCATATTTTGTGGTTCGTGATTCATCGTAAACTTGTGCAGCTACAGTATATCCAGTAAGATTTATTGCCGATCCAGTAGAATCTTTAAATGTTAATTTTATAGGAAAGTCTGCTCTCCTATCGACAGTAAAGTTTTTCTTTCCTGGAATTATTGCCATTTATACAGTTACTTCCATTGCTGTAATAATTGAAGGGAATCTCCCACTAGTAGAAGCGTCACCATCATAATCGTTTCTACCTAAGTAAAACGTACCTGCACTAGAATCTGCTCTTTTGTGTTGAATACTGTAAGTTGTTGCAGAAGTGGTAGCTGGTGAATCTAAAAATTCAAAAGATGTTTGTATGTAAGACAAACTACCACCACCATAGGTATCAATAACTGTACTAGCTGATGTTCTACTAGAAGAAGTATCTCCAACAGACCCACTTATTGCTGATCCTCCTCTAGCTAATCTAAAAAAATGAACCCAATTATCAGCACTACCAAAACCGATAAATGTAAATCTGACTAATATTTTATTAGAGTTGGATGAAGGAGTAATAATAACTGTTGGACCTATATTTGTAAAGCTACTGGCTGTAGATGAAGCGGTATCTGTTTTTACTGACTGAACAACCTGTATAATCCCACCATTAGAGCCACTTGGCAGCCCACCGACAGGAACGATTGAATTGACTTTAAGTTGGCTCATGCTGCTATCTCCATAAGTGTTAAGTTTGAAGTTCCAGCAAGAGTATAAGTTTGATCCGCTCCTGTATTAGTTCTATTTACGGTTACTTCGTAATTACTAAAACGAGAAGCTATCTGAATTTTATATGTAAGGGTATCTCCAACATTATATGTAGGAGTATCTAAAAAATTATGTGATACCATATTGGTGATACTAGCTGATTCTATGTATGTTCCAAATGAACAGGGGGTTCTGTTTGAAGTACCATATGAACCTTGACCAAGAATAGTAGAACCACGAAGTAAATTAAATGCTGGATAAGAACTTGATGCTCCTCCATTATGAATAGTACACACTACATATATTTTACTTGAAGCAGAAGTTGGAGTAATAGTTCTATTAAAATCAGTTATATCAACAAAACTACTACTCGTAGTTGCAAAATCATTAACTTTAATTGTACTTACAACTTGAAGAACCTTCCCAACACCTGTGATGTCTGTATTACCAGAAGTGTTAGTAAGAGCATTAACTTTTAATGTACTCATGGCTTGGGATATTTAGCTTTAACAGCAGCAACATGATCTTTCCAAGTAGTCGTTCCATTAACAGCATCTTTGTACTGCATATCTAACTGGTCGCCTACAGAAGCATAAATTGTGTCTGTCGTACCAGCAGCACCAGTTCTTTGAGATTGATAAAGAATCGCAGCAGCTTCAGCGTCTAAAGTAACTCTCGCAG